TCCTTGCATCTATCAATATGTTTGACAAAAGCTTTGGAATTTTCAGAATAACAAAGAGTGTTATTGCCTTCTAGCTCGCCGTCCCAACGACCACCAACTTCATACCAGTCCCATATATTGCCATTTCCATAACTTTCAATGGCATGTTCAGCCATTTCAACTGCTTCAGACGCATCATCTGCCTCAACTGCAATTAAGTGGATAAAGTGCATTATTTTCTCCTATTATTTATTATTTAAACTCTTCAATTAAAAAGCGGGCAGTGCAACATAGATAATTTTAGAACCGACGAACCATCCATGTGAAGAGTCGCAGCACTGCCCAAAATATTATTTATATTCCTCAATCTTTACATAAATTTCATCTGGTGCTTTATTAAAATATTCTAATAATGCAGGACATAACCATAATTCTAAGTCAAAATTGTCATCATCTATTGAATAAAATTGACCATCATCCAATGGGTCTTTCATTAAATATTCTAGTTTTACATCATGTCCAGGAAATTTATCTTTAGAGAACGTCATCTTAATTTTATTTGTCTCAATTCCAAGAAATTCAACTATTTTATCAATAGCTTCATCAGCTCCTGCTACAAATGGTTCTCTGTATAATCCTACGTCTTCATCGTCAAACGCCCAACCTCCCATACTCCTATATGGAAGTATTGTATTTATTTGATTCATTTATTCTCCTTTAATTATTTATCATCTAAACTTTTAAATGCCAGAAAGAAGAAATGTAAAGCTCCAAGGCCACACATTATCATAACTATATCTAGTATTTCCATTACTTTACTCTCCTCTTTAATAGGTCATTGTATCTTTGATCAGCAGCTCCACCTAAACGTATTTTGCCTTCTTTTAACAAATGCTTATATACGCTTAATGTTGTAGCTCTACGAGTTTGTTCATCTGATTTATTTGTTTTACTCATTATTACTCTCCTATAAATTCTGCGTTAGGGTTTACGGTTTCATTCCTCATCTCTTTTATAGCATCTACTACAGTACCATCCCATGTATCATTCTCAGCTAAATCATGATTGAATATTGGCTCAATGGTGCATGTTGCATTAGATATATCATATGATATACTATTAATTTCTTCTATTACTACAGGGTCAAATTTCTTAATATCCCAACAAAAGTCTAATCTAACTGGTGATGTAACCCTTGATACACATTTACTAAGTTGCAAAGACAAGATTGAATCAGCAAGCTCTTTCCATTCTATTGTATCGAAGTTGTTGATATTTACTAATTGTCCTTTAATTTTTATCCATTGAATTAACATAATTACTCTCCTTTGTTTGATTGTTTAACGATTCTATGATTAAATATTAAAGCTTCCTAAGTAGAAAGAATCAACAAGCTCAGTCCATTACTCGACAGTAACGCCTTGCTTGTGCCGAAGACTCTTACGTTTGTATAGAAACTCAGGAAGCCTATTAAATTTTGAGCAGTTTATACCAAGTATCTACAACATACATCCATGTGTATATTTATAGTACTCTGAGACAGGTTACTCAGGTCTTACCTAGGGTCAAGATAATTACTTATCTCTAACATCTATTCTCCGTACTGCATAGACAGTATTACCATTGGTTAGCGGATGTTCTCACTTAAATCTTGTTGGTTCAATGACCATGTTATATGATATTTGTATGATACAAGTAGTTATAGGGCTAAATGATTATTGCATTACCAATCCTTGTTTAAGATGGTTGTATGCTACAAATAACCCTAATAACTAACTAATTCCGATAAGCAAGCTGCTGTTTCGCATTGCGAGCATAGCGGCGATAGAGCAGGTAAGGTTTAACCCTTACCCTTTGTTGCTACTTTAGCTTCGATAGCGTCTAACCTTTGTAATAGAGTATCAACGGCTGTTGCCTCTACTTCCTCAGGTTTGTCATCCTTCTGTAACTGTGCTAGCATCAGTAATGTACCTAGGTCTAGACCACCTACGCCTGCACTATTGAAAGCACCTACATCTTTGACAATGTTACTAGCGAAGACAGGTCTGCCTCTCCTAGCAGCTACAGCAAAGTTCTGACTGATAGTAGCCAACGCTACAGCCTTCATCTCAGCTTTACCTAAGACAGGCTCACTGTTAGTCATTTGCTCTGTGATTAACTTTACTATGTCCATAACTATAGACTCCTCTCTTTATTTATTAATCAATTAACACTTAATTAAAATCAAAAATAACTAAAATCATAAAACACGAATCTCATTAATGAGGTGTACATATCAATAAAACACCCCATTTCATTTTGTAAAATATTTCTTGACAACACATGGTCAAATGGTGTAGGTTCGTGAACCCCCCCTTATTAAATAATAGAGCGCTTATAGATATTATATATATAGGGGTAAATAATAGGGTTATAATGGCTAAAAAAATAAGTTGGATAGAGGCTATACCAGAAGATGCTCGTAAAGAGTTAATCCATGATTTGTCTGAAAACAAGCAATCAGACTTAGTGCCATTACAAATCAACGATAACGTATATTGGATTCCTATGGAAGTGAATATGTTAATCACAGCATTAGAGGAAAAAGAGGTTTACGATTTAGACCCTCTTCAGAGTTAGGTGGAATACCAAAAAATAAAAGGCAATCGTCATTACATATATGACCATATAAGTGAATTCTACAATGACCATCCAGAAGTAACTCCTATAAAAAATTGGCGCGATGGCAGCGAAGGTGATTGGGTGTGGAGTGATGATAAGAGAATTGTACAGTTATTAAAGGTAAGTACGATAAAGCATCCTCAAGACAGGAAGAATTATAAATGGGCGAAAGGTTGGTTAAGAACTATTGTAGGCACGTTTCTTATCAGGGACAATACATTTATGGATACTGATTTCAACAAGCATCCTAACAGATACACATTCAGCACTAAAATTAAGCACACATCATCCAGGGTAAAAGAGCGTGAGAACTTAACTAAAAATGAGCGTATATTCTCCGTGAACGTAGCAGGTGGTATGGGGGCAGTTAAGTCTTATATGGAGGCTTATGAAGAAACCAACCCTGAGAAGGCTAGAAAGAAAGCTGTTGTATTGTTAAAGCAGGAAAGAATTATGCAAGAAGTAGAAAGAAGTGTACTTGAAGTTTCTAAGACATTAGGTCTTGACCACGAGTATGTATTACGAAAGCTAAAATTATTGGCAGACCATAGTGAAGATGATAATATCATTTTGCAGTCAACCAAGGAGATAGGTAAAATTATAGGAACTACAGGAGTTACTGTAAAACAAAAAGAAGTTGGCGTATTTGGAGTTTTTCAGGGATTTAGTCCTGAGCAACTCGAAAATATAGAAAGGCAAAAACTAGGAGATGGAAATACAAATAGACAAATTGACGTTGGGTCAGACGATTGAAGCTTTGAAAAAGACTTCAGAAGGTTTAACGCAACTAGAAGTAGAGTTCCCAGATAATTATATTATCAGGAAGATTATGACAATGAAACATCTTGTTGACCATCTTAATGTAAACGAATTAGTAATTGATGAAGATTATTATAAAAATTAACGTGCCGTATGCTTTAAGTACTACGACCGTTTCATATAAACATATGGTATTTTACAATGGCTTTAGATGAAATCAGATTTTTAGAAAAATTAAATAAAACAGTAGAAGAGAATCAAGAACCTAAAGAGAGTCTATTAGAAGTTATATTAAAACCTAAATATGAAATACCAGGATTATCTGCATATTCTAGGGCTGTGGGTAAACTATCAGATATATTAGATGCTCCTATAGAAAAAGAAAGAGAACAATTTGCTGAGAGATATGGAATAAGTAAAAAAGATGTTCCTTCGGCTGTTGGAGGGACTTCATTGGGAATGATACTTGGTCAACCAGCTCTGTCATCTATATATATTACACCAGGTGATATACCTCCTATGTTAGCTCCGGCGTCAGGAGACCCTGAAACTGGCGAATATTCACCTCTTGATGTTGGATTTGCTATAGCTGATGTAGCATCTCTAGGAGCTACAAAAGCAGTAAGAGGTATAGGAAGGAAAGTCTTTGATGATTTTTCTGATGTAGTTAAATCTTCTAGGATGAGAAAAATGGAAAAACAAATGGCAAAGATTGAGGCTGAGGCTCCAGGTACTTTGGCTACTGGTGAAGATTATGTAGGTGGAGTTGTTGATCCATCAGTCAGACCCGTAAGGCAGCCACGTTTTAGTCCGGAAGAGAGGGAGCAGAGAGTTCAGTCAGTTATCCGCCGATTAGATATCTCTAGAGAAGAAGCTCTTAGTCAAGGGTTACCTGTAGATGTTGAGACTGGAGCCGTCCTTGAAGGGTGGTCTCCAACTGGTCCTGTTTCTGCTAGTGAGAGGGGAAAGTTAATAAAAGCTGGTGTTTTTGAAACAACAGGAATAGAAGAATTATCTCATCTTGAAGATTTTGCTCTTGAAGGAGGAGCTATTCATGGTGTTAAGTTATTACCCCCAAAGGGCAAATTTAGAAATCTTGATGTGTCAAATATTAAAGATGAAACAGCTGTAATAGTCATAAGAAAAAAAGCGATTACAGAAACTGGCATCGAGATTAATAGAGATATTTTGATTGGAAGAAGAAAATTAGGTTCAACAGACTATATAAAAATGTCAAGTTTTAGCCCAAAGACAGGGGAAGTAATGACTAATATGGAGTTTAAATTAAATAATATTGGCGGTAAGAAGTTATTAGAGGATAGTAGCTTTTTCCAAGTTGGAGAATCTGGTACGGCTAAAATGCACAGTGGTGTAATGATGAATGATTTTATTGCAAATGTATTAAGAAATGATTGGATTATCAGTCCGAATAATGAATATACTTTTGATTCTCTTTTACCTCTTATACAAAGAGCAGTATCGAATAAAATGCAGATAATATTTAATCCTAGTTATAGTAGAATGTCTTCAAGTGGTGGTGGTCATTCAAAATGGGGAAATTTATCTTTTACGGCTATGGTTAACGAAAGAGGCGAATTTGTAGGAGAAGGATTGGATACTGTTTTTAAAGAGCTTGAAGACCAAATTAAATTGGGTGAAAAATATGGAGGAATCGTTGGTAAACCTGAATTTCAAAAATTAAGTTCAAGAACTTTGACTAGGGCTCAACTAACTCCAGTTGCTAGAGGAAAAATAATTAAAGAGCATGGTGCAAAAAAGGGAAAAGAAATAATTGAAGATATGATTAAAAAATATAAAGACAGTGGACATCCTATGACAGGAGATAAATTTAAAGGAAGTACTGAAATTACTTACAATAGTATGACAATAAAAAAATTAAAGGGAATGGTTGCAGGTGCATTAGGAATGAGTAGTGCAAAAGAATTTGATGAATTTTTAAATTATAATCCTGAATCTATGGAAGCTCAAGTATTTGATAACGAACAATTATTTTAAAGGAATAATATGATAGCAACAAAAAGGAAGATGAAAAGAAAAGATTTGATAGATAGAATACACACTTTAGAGTACGTACTATCTAATGTGATTACTAATGCTAGAAGTTTAGAATTAGTTATAGATTATTATGTTGAGATGAATGGTGATGTTAAGAAATTTGAAAAGTTTTTAGATAAGAAACAAGAAGATGCAAACAGCACCAAATCTGAATCTGAATAATGTTACAAAAGCTGAAGAAGTATTTGAACTAGCTAGTAAAGATTTAATATCTTTTGGAAAACTGTTCTTGCCCGATGATTTCATGCGGAGCGAAACTCCACCTTTTCACTATGAGGTTGCTGATAATATAGATGACCTTTCTGTAAAGCAACTTGCAATAATCCTTCCTCGAGGTCATGGAAAGACAGTTCTAACTAAAGCTTCTATATTAAAAGATTTTTTATTCTGTCCTAAAGATGATATGTTTTTCTATGCATGGGTATCTGCAACACAGAAACTATCGGTAGGTAATATGGATTATATTAAATATCACCTTGAATTTAACGATAAGATAAAGTATTATTTTGGGTCAGTAAAAGGTCGGAAGTGGACAGAGGAAGATATAGAATTAGAGAATGGATGTAAATTAATAAGTAAGTCTAATGTAGCTGGTATTCGTGGTGGTGCTAAATTACATAAAAGATATGACCTTATAATATTGGATGATTTTGAACATGAAGCAAATACAATTACAAGAGATGCTAGAGACAAAAACGCTACTCTCGTCACTGCTGTTGTCTATCCCGCTTTGGAGCCTCATACTGGTCGGCTCCGTGTTAATGGCACTCCCGTACATCATGATTCTTTTATTAACAATTTACTTATTAATTATAGCAGGGCTAAGAAGGCTAAAGCTGATTTTGCATGGAAAATAATAACATATAAAGCAATTACTAAAAGTGGAGATTCACTATGGACAAGTTTCTTTCCGAAAACAAAACTAGAAGAAAAGAAGAAATTCTATCAAGATTCTGGAAAACCTCAGAAGTTTTTTCAAGAATATATGATGGAGGTACAAAGCCTTGAAGACTCATTATGGACCAGAGAACATATTAAGTATTGGGAAGGGTACTATGACTACGATAGTGAAGAGAATCAGAACTACTTGGTTGTTAATGGAGAAAGATTTCCTGTTAATACCTTTATTGGTTGCGACCCTGCCACTGATATTGATACTAAGGAGTCTGATTTTTCTGTTATCATGGCTATTGCGATTGACTCAGAAAATAATTTATATGCTTTAGAATATGAAAGGCATAGAAGTATTCCAACTGTAGGACAAAAATCTACAGATGGTAAAGTAATAGGAAAAAAGGGTGTAGTTGATTATATAATGGATATGCATCAGAAATATCATTGTATATCAAGCACAGTAGAAGACGTAGCTATGAATAGAAGTGTTTTTCAAGCACTAAATTCAGAAAGAAGGCGTCTAAATAAGTTCGATATCGCTGTAATACCTGAAAAACCAGGTGGTAGGCAGAAGATAAATCGAGTTTATAGTGGGCTTTCAGGTAGATTTAGTACAGGAACGGTACATTTAAGAGAAAATATGTTTGATTTAATCAATGAAATTGTTACTTTCGGACCTAGAATGGCTCATGATGATACCATAGAGACTCTTTATTACGCACAAATGCACTCGTTCCCTCCTGATTTAAGGAAGAACGAAAGAGATTTATCGTGGTATAAACCTAAAAAGAAGGCGAAGAATTGGATAGTAGCATAATAACAATAGGAGAATAATATGCCTCAGAAAACAAAGAAAAAACGTTCCCTTCTTGAAGTGATCAATCCTTTCGATAAGGAAAGTAAAGAACGAAGATTAATGCGCAAAGGCAGGAGAGCTGGCAAGAAAGCCGCAAAAGCAACAAAAGGAATGGTTGGTTTTGGTTCTGCACCTGCTAAGAAAAAGCCTGTAAAAGGACTTACTTCTGCATCAAGAGCTCGGAAACTTGGAGCTGCTAAAGGCACTAAAGTTCGTAGAGGAGCTGTAGATGTACAAAAAACCAAAGGTGGAGATTTTGTTAAGTATGAAAAAGGTTCAAAATCAGCTGGAAAGTTTAAAGCTGCTTTCAAAAAAGGATGTGAAGGCGGAGCTAAGTCTTTTAAATGGGACGGTAGAAAATATAGCTGCGCTAAAAAATAAGTGATTAGTATAAGTCAAATGCGGTCTTTGATCGCTAGTACTTGCTCAAAGTTAGGTGATAAATACGCTTTTGAGGAAGCAGTTGACTTGGTATTAGCGACTGGGATTGTTGAATCCAGGTACGAATATATTAGACAGATGGGAGACGGCCCTGCTCGCTCATTCTGGCAAGTAGAGCCCGCTTCCGCTGTTGATAATCTAGCTCACTATTTAGTTCATAGGCCCAGTCTTATTCAAAAATGTGCGGAGGCTAGTCTTGTTGATGTAAAGCATTGGCAGAATTATGATGAACGGGTATGGTCAGATATATTGGAAAAGAATATTGCTGCAGGGATTGTTCATTGTCGTTTGAAGTATTGGCGTATTCCTAAACCGATGCCTAATACATTGGAAGGACAAGCTGATTACTGGAAGAAGTATTACAATACAGAGGGTGGCAAGGGTGACCCTGAACATTTTATTGAATCTGTAAAGAAGTGGTTGAGGTAAATAAATGGCAAGGATGACAAATAAGAAAAGAGCACAGCAGAATAAACAGCTTTGGGATAAGGCAAACTCATCTCATCGTCAGAGGTGGCAGGTATTAAGTCAGAAAGGTTTTGATTTTTATCTAAACGAACAGCTTACGAAAGAAGAATTAAGCGCTCTTGACGAAGCTGGAATGCCAACATTCACTATTAATAGAGTAACTCCTATTATAGAGATTATGAAGTATTTTGTTACGGCTAACAATCCAAGATGGAAGGCTGTAGGAGTAACTGGTGATGATGTAGATGTTGCACAAGTACACTCTGATATAGCTGATTACTGTTGGTATAACTCTAACGGAAAATCAATATACAGCCAAGTAGTTCTAGATAGTCTTACAAAAGGTATCGGATACTTCATGGTTGATGTTGATAAAGATGCTGATAAAGGAATGGGAGAAGTTGTATTTAAGAGAATTGACCCATATGATGTATATGTAGACCCTGCTAGTAGAGATTTTCTATTTAGAGATGCTAATTTTATATCAGTAAGAAAGAATGTAACCAAGACACAGTTAAAGAATTTATTCCCTGAGTTTGCTGGGAAGATAAATAAAGTTACAGGTCAAGCTGATTATGTGAGTTATTCTCAAAGACCTACGATAGCTGCTGAATCTATCCAGCCTGAAGATATTACAATGGGCATAACGATAGAAGGCGAAGATGATGATATAGTCCCATACTACGAAACGTATTCAAAGAGGAAGCATGCTTATAGAAATGTATTTGTAAAAGTTATGCCATCTCCTGTTGAAATGCAGCAAATTAGAGATTCTGTTGAAGATCAGATGGCTGAATTTGAGCAGGAGGTTCAAGTACAGTTAAAAGAAAAGGTCATTAGTATACAGCAGTCATTAGAATCTGGTGAAATTATTCCAGAAAGAGCTGAACTTGAAATTGATAGAGCAAGTAAGATGACTCAGCAAGCTATTGAAGAAAAAAGAGTCCAACTTCTATCAGAAGCTCAAGATGCTGCTACTATTATTAATCAACAAGTAATGACAGAAGAAAGCTACCAGCTTTTAGTTAAGGGCGGAGAAATGAAGAGCCAGGTAGTTGAAGCTATAAAGTTTTATGAGAATAGAGTCCATTTAACTTGTACAGTTGGTGATGATATATTTTTATACGAAAGAGTATTGCAGGTTGTTGAATATCCTATTATTCCTATTCCTTATATGTATACAGGTACTCCATATCCAATGAGTGCTGTTACTCCTTTAGTTGGTAAACAACAGGAAATCAATAAAGCTCATCAGATTATGTTACATAATGCGAATCTCGCATCCAATCTTAGATGGATGTATGAAGAAGGTTCTGTCCCTGAGGAAGAATGGGAACAATACTCATCTTCACCTGGAGCATTATTAAAGTATAGACAAGGATTTACTCCACCTACTCCAGTATTACCAGCTCCTATCAATAATGCTTTTTATACAATTACCCAAGAAGGCAAAGGAGATGCTGAGTATATAGCTGGTGTTCCTTCGGCTATGATGGGATTTACCCAAGAACAATCTGAAACATATAGAGGATTACTTGCAAATGATGAGTTTGGTACTCGTAGATTAAAAGCTTGGATGGGTAGTGTTGTTGAGCCAGCCTTAGAACATTTAGGTAGATGCTTTCAAATGATTGCTCAAAATCATTATTCAGTAGAGAAAGTATTTAGAATAGTACAACCTGAAGCTGGACAACAGCCTGATGAAGAAAAAGATGTAAGAATTAACATTCCTATTTATAATGATTATGGTAAAGCTATATCAGTATATAAAGACTATGCATCTGCAAGATTTGATATACGAATTATAGCTGGGGCTACAATGCCAATTAATAGATGGGCTTTGTTAGAAGAATACTTTAGGTGGTTCCAGTCTGGATTAATTGATGATATTGCTATGATAGCTGAAACTGATATTAGGAATAAGAAACAAATTATTGAAAGAAAATCAATGTACTCACAACTTCAAGGTCAAGTTTCATCAATGGAAGAAGCAATCAAAGATAAAGAAGGAACTATTGAAACATTAGAGCGTCAACTTGTACAAGCTGGTATTAAGATGAAAGTCGGAGATGCTGCTAATGAAGTTAGAAAAGATGTTTTAGAGACAGAGGCTCAACAAAAACTTTTAAGAGGTATGTTGAAAGCTGAGTTTGATAGGGTGAAAAAAGATATGAAAGATATGGTTAAATCTCAACCAACTGAAGAAGCAGAGGAAGTAGAAACTGAATAGTGGCTTGGACTAAAAAAAGCTATCCTAAGATGTCAAGGAGTGGAAGTAAGAATGGTAGATGGATAGATGGAAGTAGTCAAACACACTATCGAAATAAAACTAATGCTAAGTCTGGTCAAGTTGTTCATCATTCAGATGGTAACAAAAAGAACAATAGTAGGTCTAATCTTAGACTTATTAGCAAGTCTCAGCATAATAAAGACCACCCTGAAAAAGGTGGTAATAGAAAATGTAAAAGTGGCTACGTTTGGAGTAGTAAAATTAAATCATGCGTAGGTATAAAAAACTAGTTGTTTTTATATTTGTTTTTGCATTAACTTAACAAAACCAATAAAAGGATAAAATATGGCACAAGAACAAGTAGGCAACGCTTCTATAGAAGAAGCCCCCGAAAGTGATTACCAAGCCCTAGATGACATTGAATCTGGAGATTTCTTTGAATCTTTAGATACAAGTGTCAATTCAGGGATAATAGATAGCGAATATTCGCAGTCAACCTCGCAAGATTTAGGCGATAACACGCCGGCGAGCCCTAGCGGAGTTCAAGAGCAAGGCGACGATGCTTTGCAAAAAAGGTATAGTGATTCAAGTCGTGAAGCTAAACGTCTTAATGGCAAGCTGAATGACCTTGAACCATATATGCCAATACTCGATGCAATGAGAGAAGACCCTAATTTGATTCAGCATGTGCGGAATTATTTTGAGGGTGGTGGTCAAGCACCAGAAAGTATGGCTCAAAATATGGAGCTTCCTGAAGATTTTCAATTTGACCCAGATGACGCTTTTACCGACCCTAAGTCGGATTCAGCGAAAGTATTTGGGGCTACTGTTGATGGTATTGTCAAAAGACGACTTAACAATGAGTTAGGAAAACAGAAGACAGAAAACCAAAGACTCGCACGAGAGACTGCATTTAGACAAAAGGTTGATATGACTGAAGACGAATGGTCTACTTTTGTCGAATTCGCTAAGAATAAATCTCTAGAATTGGATGATATATATTATCTTATGAGGAGAAAAGAACGTGAATCTAATATTGCTGATAACGCAAGACAGCAAGTTGCTACTCAAATGAAAAGAGTACAAGAGCAACCACGTTCATTAGCAACAGCAGGTAGTGTACCAGTTGAAACATCTCAGGATGATCAAGTATTTGACGCCTTACTCGGTATTGACCAAAAACTGGATAATGCGTTTGGCTAATAGCTGATTTTATTCAGCCATTTAGCAGACGCTTAATGTTAAATAGGAGATAAGGTAAAATGGCTGATTTATTTACACTCGACGCCGTTGCTGATGTCGCTGGTGGTAGTGCTGGTTCCCGGTTAGGGACTTCACTAGATACTGGTGTTCTTCGCAGACGGTACGATTTTGGTAGTAGGGTGTCTGAGCTAGCAATAGCACAAGACCCTTTCTTCCGTTTCGTATCTAAACTTGCGAAAAAGTCAACCGACGACCCGGAGTTTAAGTTCACAGAACGAAGACCCTCTTTCCATAAACGATATGCATATGCTACGGCTTTTAGCGCTGATAACTCTACTTGGGATGAGGATTTGTCTGCTGACAATTCTTCCGCTCAATATGATGATTATGAGACAGCTGGCAATACCGTTTACGTTAAACTAGCTACAGACTATAAATCAGGCGGTAATCGTCAGAATGTATATGGTCAAAGTGGTCAAGAAATCGTAATTGGTGCTGATGGTACACAACCTGCATTTTATATGCCAGGTCAGATGTTGAAAATTAATTTTTCCGACTCTGCTGCCGGTGCTGTGAAATCATATGCTATTGTAAAGGTTGACACAGTTACTTTGCAAGATGAGAGTACAAGCCCTCCTACAGCTCACACTCATGGTGAAGCTGCTATTATCAGAGGAACAGTTGTAAAAACAAAAGATGCTGGTGATGATTACTATGCAGGACCACTTGGTGTAAATACACCGGTTGGTGATAGTACTTATAGCACATCTATTGCTGGAACAACTTCTTCTAATGGTCTAGAGCAGTCTAGAGTTTATGTAGTTGGTAACTCTCACTCACAAGGTTCTGGTTATCCTGAAACATGGAAAGACCAGCCTTTCTCGACAGCTTATGGGCGTACCCAAATTTTCAAAACAGCTATGGCAATGGATAACACGACTCGTGCTACCGTGCTAAAGTATGAACCGAATGAATGGGCTCGTATCTGGCGTGAAAAGCTAATCGAACATAAATGGGATATAGAACAAGCTATCCTGTTTGGTTCACAATACGATTCAGGAAATGAATGGTATACACAAGGCGCTGTTGATTTCATTACAAGTTATGGAAATGTGTTTAGTTTGACTCATGCGTCAAAAACACAAGATGATTTCTTAGATGATTTGAGCAACTTCTTAGACCCACGTTACAATAACGCTAACGCAACATTGTTCTTCGTGGATACGCAAACATATAATTGGTTGCATAAACTAAGTGGTTACTTCTCAAATAATCTTGAGGTTTCACCTAACTTCCGTGCTGATATGGCATTGATGGGCAAAAAGAAGGTATTTGGGGCTGATATTACAACAATTAGTACTCCTTTTGGAGATATGAACGTTACTCGTAATATTCACCTAGATGGTTCACCTATTAAGATTCTAGCTGTTAATATGAAGCATGTTTCTTACAGACCATTGGTTGGTAATGGACTAAATCGTGATACAGCAATCTATGTTGGTGTACAAACCTTAGAGAATAGTGGTGTTGACCGTAGGGTTGACTTAATTCAAACCGAAGCCGGTATGGAGTTTCAGATGCCTGAAGCTCATGCATATTGGACTTAAACGAAGGAGATTGAATTATGGCAAATCCGATGTACGGACAAAATAAAGCTGATAGTGCTATTCAAGATGGTAAAACTCATGTTATAGTAACTAGTGACGATAGAACTCTAACAGCTGCTGAAACAGGAGCTGTTGTATTAGTACAAGCAGCAGCTATATCAATTACATTGCCCGCAGCTAAGGCTGGGTTAAATTTCAAGATTGTTCTTGGGATAGAAACTACAGCTGGTGCAGACCTCTTAGCTGCAAGTGGTGATTGTTTTTTCGGTATTGTTAGCCTATATGGTTCTGACACTGCTGACCAAACAGGAGTTCAACAGCAAATAACTCATGCGACTGCAGTAGCAACTCCAGCTAGTTATGACACTATGGATTTTGTTGCTGCTACAGCAACTCTTGGTGGTATGGCTGGTGACGTGATAGATGTAGTAGCTGTTGACGATGTAGCTTGGCTTGCAACTTGTGATTTACACACAACTGCAAATGACCCAGGTACTGTTGCAGTTATTATTGCAAGTTAAGGAGGTAACTAATGGCTAAATTAGGTTCAAGAGCTAGTTATGGTGGAACAGTTGTTGAGAATATCTCAGCAGCTAAGACGCTAGACCCTAGCGATTCTGGAAAAGTGTTTACACTTGACTTAGATGGAACTTTTAGCATAACCCTTCCAACTGCTGCTCAAGCAGGAGCTGGTTGGACTGCTAGATTTATCTGTTCAGATGCCGGTAGTGGTACTGTTAAGGTAATCCCAAATTCCGCTGAAGATACTTTGATTGGTATGATTGTTTCCGCAGATGGTGCTGCGGCTGAATCAGCCGAATCAGGAGTAGACGAGCTCGTATGGGCTTCAGGTAATGCGGCAGGAGATTGGGCAGAGTTAATATGTGATGGAAGCAACTTCTATGTTTCTGGAATGGAACATGACGCTGACCACATGACTATATCGTAATAAAAAATTACGATTAAATTGGAAGATTAACCCTCTTTTGGTTTTTTGCTTCCTTTCTTCCGAGAGAGGGTCTTCCTTTAAAGATAAAGATTTATGGCAACAACGAATATAGAATTAGATATCGAAAATATAACTGGAGTAGCTGATGCTGATGACCAGTTCATTAAGACTGCTCAAAAGTTTGTAGTATCAAGTATACCTAAAAACTTAATGTTATGGGCAGGGACAAGTACTGCGCCTGCTACCCATGGTGGTGATGATTCCCCAGAGGCTGTAACATTACCACAGCCAACTGATAATATTATAGATGTTGTGAGAAATGGATTTAGCGCTGAGCAAGTGCCTGAATCAATGCAAGGTTTTATTAAAAATAGTAACAGCCTTCATAAGGCTACTGCAACATATCCTAAGTATTTTATACAAGCTGGTAATAAAGTAATAGTAAATCCAGTTCCAACCTCAGGTGAGACAGTTCTTGTAAATTATGTAGATTTTTTAAAGGTAGATGATGATTGTGATTTAAGAGGAGCTGTAGTATTTCATGCAGCTTCTAAAGAATTTGAGAAATTAGCAAGTGGTAAAGTTACTGATTGGACGGATTTAGTTCTTCCTGTACCTCCTGCTTCTCCTAGTTTTACATATACTGATGCAAGTGTTTCTGATATTGTACAACCACTTATTAGTATATCTGATATGGCTTCTATGACTGAAAGCGCCCCATCATATATAGCCCCGCCTGAACCGTCTTTAACATCTGTTACTTTTACAAGTGTAGATTCTGCGTTAGATACAGTTGCTCCTATATTTACAACTGCTACTGTTTCTGCGTCTAGCGTATATACAGGTAGTGCTCCATCATATACATCTCCTGTACTATCGTTAACAACTTTCCCAACTATTACATGGACATTTCCATCAGTTCCAGTATCTCCAACAACTTCTGCTCAAACTGTAGCTACTTTTGGGAATGTTCCTACATTTACTCCTCCTGTTATGGGTGCTCTTGATTTTGCTGATACAGAAGATTTAATTACAAGTGAAGAAGATTCTGAGATGTTGGCTGCAAGAGTACAGGAAATACAAGCTAAGATTGGTGAATTCAGTGCAAGGTTAGGAGAAACTCAGTCTAAGTTTAATAAAGAGAATTCAATATTCCAGGCTGATGTACAAGAAAAGATACAAGAAGCTCAATTGGCTGATGCTCAAGAGGCTAGAAAGCTTCAAAGTTTTCAGAATGATATATCTAATTACCAATCTGAGGTGAATAAGGTTATACAAGGCAATCAATCTGAAATATCAGAATGGCAGATAAGAAGTACTACTGATATACAGAAGTACGGAAGTGATATACAAAATACAGTAAATACTTTTAACAAAGAGAATGTTGCATATCAATCTGCGATACAAGAATCAATGCAGGAAATTCAAGTTGCTAATCAAATTAATATGGCTCAGGCTCAATCTGATTTACAGGTTGCTACTAGCAATAAAGATAGAGACCTTCAGCGACAATTACAAAATGGTACTAATGATATGCAGGCTATTATAAATGATAATGGTAATAAAATATCTATCCACAATAATAATATTCAAAATGCATTGAATAGTTTTAATAAAGAAAATATATTATATCAACAAGATATACAGCGTAAAACTCAAAATTTACAGAAAGATATACAAGAAGCGGTTCAAAATGCACAAAATGATATAGCTATAAATAGTGCTAATTTGCAGAAAGATGTACAAATAGGGTTGCAAAATGCGTTACAGGATTTTCAGCAGGATGTTGGAGAATATGCTGCAAAGATACAAAAGTATGGAGCTGATTTACAAAATTACCAAGCTGAGGTTGGAGAGAAAACTGCAAAAATAGGTTCAGCAACACAAAATGCAGCCTATTATTCACAATCTTCTGATAAATATTATAAGATGGCTCAGCAAGAAGTTGCAATTTATGTGCAAAATAATTCAAAAATGATTAATAGAACAATGGCAGCTCAAGCAGCTGCACAACAACAAAGGAGATAAGAAATGGCACAAGGCGATATAGTAGTAAAAATTGATTATTCTGCTTCAGCCACACCAATAGAAGAAACTGTTCAAACTGATACATCTCAGTCTTCTACTATGCTACATACTAGTATAGATAAATCTATTGGTGGTGGCAAAAGAATAAGTTGCGGAGCAACTGCTACTAATGTATTTTACCAGGATTACACAACAACTGCAACAACTTCCACTACATTAACAAGTATTGTAAGTCCAACTCCAACTGGTATTGATTTTTTAATGGTAAAGATTAGAGAAGCAGTTGACGGAGACGGAGATAGTGATTGTAGTATAGAAATAAGTAGTGTAGTTGCTAGCAAGTTAATAGGAGATGGCGATGCGTGTATATTAAGATTGCCTGGTTTAGCTGGAACTGCTGTTGAAATATTTTCTACAGCTGGAAAGCTTGCTAAGATAGACATACTTTATGGAATAGAGTCATAATGACAGTACAAGAAATAATGGAAAGAAGTGGTATGAAGGAAACTACGTTAGCAATAGCGTGGATAAAAGATGCTATACACTTAATGCAATCTCAAGTAGATGTACATACAGCTACATGGAAAACAAATATAACAGATGGTACAAGAGAATACCCATTCCCAGCAAATCTGATTAGATTAAAGAGCGTATCTATTAAAGATACGACAGATTCAAAGTACAAAAGGATTAGGCGATTGACTCATAGTCCAGTTGTTAGTGAAGATACAGACCCAGAATAATGAGTTACGATACACATAAAACGTGGTTCTTTCAGACTGTAGGTAGAAATATACATTTATGGCAATATGTAGAGAGTAATGCTACTGATACATTAGCTGGTATTAGAATATCTCTTCCTGATGAATATTATGGTAAACAATTAATATATCCTGATGAGAGTATTACAGCTGGATTAAGATTTGAAGGTACTGCATTTGTAGAGCCTTTTGTTAATAATGACCCTAATGAGTTGAATGGGAGTGCTGAGCCGACTCTTACGAATCAAACTTTACCAGATGAAGCTGACCATGTAAATTTGACTAGGATGTTGAGCCTAGCAGTCGTAGATTACCTCAAAGCTATGGTCTCTGATTCTAGTGGAGACTTAGAGAAAAAAGAATATTATATGAGAGAATTTTGGAAAAAGGTTGGCGATGACCAAAGTAATAAAAGAAGGAACTTTAATGTGTTCCCTATAAGCCCTTTTGCTATTAAATAATGGCTACTACTTGGTCACAATCATCAGGTGAGGTAGCGGCTACTTGGGTTTCTTCTTCAGGAGAAGTTGCAGCTTCTTGGTTAGAAACTGAATTAATGCAGTTTGGGTTCTTATTTTGGGAAGGTGTAACGTATGATTGGGAAGATGAAATGGCTTATACTGATACATATGCATCAAGTCAACAAGATGAAAGTTCAGGTAAATGGGAAGATTTAGGATAAAAATTAGGAGAAAATAAGGATGGGATTAAACGCATATACAGCTCAAGAAGGAATAGCTCTTCAGCTAGGACAAGGTGGATGGGATGTAGTAACTAATGCTACTGTTAACGCAGATACTTATATCGCTATTACAGTATTAGTAGGAAGTGAAGTGATTTCAGGTAATACTGCGAGTGGTACAGTAACAGCAACATCCGTTGATACAGATTTAGGCGATAGTTTATCAAGTTTAGAAGTCCCAGAAGGATGCACAATTTATGGTAGGTGGTCAGCCGTCACAATCGGTGCTAACGATACAGCAATAGTGTATAGAGGATAAAAATATGGCTAGTGATTTAAGAGGGTATACATCTGACGAAGTTCTTAATAAGGTATTAAACACTTCTAACGATTCGCTAAAAGTAGATATAGTATCTGGAGCAGAATATGCAGAAGATGCAGCTCATACAGATGAGGATACTGGTAATTTTGTATTAGGTGTACGAAATGATACTTTAGGTACATTAGGAGATGCAAGCGGAGATTATGTTCCTTTTCAAATGAACGCTTCAGGAGCTTTGTATGTAGAAGTAGCTTCATCATCAGTGGATGATTCAATATTTGTAGACAATGCTGGTTTCACTTTAACAACATCTAAGGTAAATGTAGCAGGTGGTGTTTTTCAAAGCGGTACTCCTGGCACATTAGATGATAATGATGCTGGTGCTATTTTATTAAATAGTACATCTGGTCAGATGGTTGAACTTATGGCGAGTTCAGCAGCTATCGGTGCTGTATCTGTTTCTAATTTATTAGCAGATGGACATAATGTAACGATTGATAATGCCAGTGACGATGAAGTTTATGTAAGGGGTTCAGGCTCGGCGGGTTCACCTGATGCTGGAGTTCTTACAGTTCAGGGAATAGGCAGTGGG